GGTGGCCCCGGATGCGATGGCATAGGCCGCCGACGCCGCCATGCCGTTGACCACCGCGATCGTGCGCTTGACGGCCGCAAGATTGCGCACCGCTGTCGCGGTCTCGAAGGCGCCGATGGCCTCACCGCCCGGCGACTGGAGGTCGAGGATGACGGACTCGACCTTCGGGTCGTTTTCCACCTGCTGCAGCTGGAACTTGATCCCCTCATAGGAGGTCAGGCCCGAGTTCGCGCCGATCCAGGCACCGCGATTGACCAGCGACCCGGTGATCGTGAGGATCCCCACGCCCTCTGGCGTGCGTCGGTACGGCAAGCCGGCGACAGCCCGACCGTTGGCGTCCCGCTCGACGGAATCGCCGACAAAGCGCGAGGCATCGAAACTGTCCGAAAGTCCGATCCGGCCACCGAGCACCGACAGGATGACGGACGCCTTGTCGCGCGTGATCAGGAGCGGACGGTTCAAGACCCGGTCCGCGATGTGCATCAGCGTTGTCATGGCAAAGCCTCAGTAGCGCCGGAAGCCGGCGCGGATGGCGAAGCGCCGCGACCGCTGGCCGCTCTTCTCGCGGCATTCGGTGTTGAGCTGCGCGATACGGGCGGCCAGCGCCTTCATGTCCGTTGGCTGCCAGCGCTTCGTGTCAGTGCCGAACCGCGCCTCGACGACCTGCTCGCCAGCGAGCAGCCGGTCGTAGATTTCCTGCAGCTTCGGCCCCAGCGCGCACGGATCGGCCATGTCGATGCCGTCGAAGATCGATGCCATCAGGCCGCTCCCTGTCTGGGTGGCTCGCTGGCCTCGTCGGCGGGTTCGGTGGGTTCGGCGGGCGCCCCCCTGCTAAGGCCAATAAGCGGATCGGGCAGGCCCAGGCGCTCACGGTTGGCCTTCTCGCGGGCCAGCTGCTCCTGCACATCCTCATGGTCGACGCCGAGATCGTTGGCGATCATCTCCTGCGACATGACGCCGAGGCCATACCAGCCCTCATGCGCCTTCATGGCCTTGACGTCGTCGGCCTGCGGCTTCGGCGGCCCGCGCCAGTCGCAGCGGGTCACCGACGACCGGTTCGCAACGAACGCATCGACACCGCCCGGCAGCGGAATGCGCCCCGCGTCGATCTCCTCCTCGAGCCACGCCTGATAGGCCGACGTGGCCAGGCGCCCGGGGATGTGCCGGCGCCGGTACTCCATCAGCGGCCACTTCTTCGCGATCCCCATCCGCACCGACGAATAGGTCGCACCACGGAAGTCGCCGGTCAGATCCTCGAACATCACGCCAAGGCAGGCCGCGATCTCCCGCAGAAGATGGTTGGCGAACGCCTCATAGCTGGAGTTCGGATGCTCCGATCCGTGCAGCTTCAGCTTCTCGCCCAGCATCAGATGCGCGATCTTGCCGTGCCGACCGAGATCGATATTGACCTTCTTGTGCCAGTCACCCTTCTGCCCGATGAACGCCTCGAAGGCCCCGGCCAGGTCGGACGCCTCGTCCTCGTCCTGCAGCGACGCCATGACATCGCTGGTCGGATAGTCGCTCTCGATCGTCGCGGCGAAGATCGCGTGGATCATCGCAGCCGTCAGCGTCGCATCCGCCAGCTGGTCGAACTGCCGGGTGACCTTCAGCGCGGCGGCCAGGGGGGTGATGCCGCGCACCTGCCCCGCCATGCCGTCGAACACATGGACAACCTGCGGCCTGGCAAAACGATCGCGGGCGCGGCGCTCATACTGGCGCAGGCCCCGCAGCGGGTCGTTGATCTCGAACACGTAACCGACCGCCATGCCGTCGCCGTCGAGGCGCACACCGTGATAGAGCCGGTTGGCAATGTCGGTCTGCTGCGACAGCCAGTGCGAGGGCAGAAGCCGAACCTTCGTCGCCGTCTCGGCGCCAGCGCGCGGGATCCACGGCACCTCGGCGACGATCTCGCCGGTGGCAAACCACTGGCGCACGGCCGCGGCCTGGATCTGGCCCATCGTGTAGCGGCCACCGGCATCGCACTCATAGGGCTGCGATGACCAGATGGCGTAACGCTTCTCGACCATCCGCGCCCAGGCGGACGTCTGCTCGGCGTCGAATCCGAAGGCGGTCATGTCCGGCTTGGCGTTCAACCGCAGCTCGGTGCCGATCATCAGCGACACCACCTGGTCGACGACGCCGGCGATCCAGCCGTTGTTCATCGTCGCGTCGTTGGCCCGCGCATTGGTCTGGCGCCAGCCGGCGCGAACGTCCTCCGACCGGTCGCGCAACGTCGGGACCGGCGCGTTCAGGGAGATCGCCGTCCCGGGCTCCCCCCGCAGAAAGCCGGCAGCCGGCATCGGCCGCGAGCCGGCGGCGACGCGGTGGCGTGGCTTGGCGATCGCGGTCATCAGCGGTTCAACTGCGCAGAGAGTTCGGCGAGCGAGCGCCGCTTCTTCAGCTTCGGCGCAGGAGCCGACGCCGGGCTCGGCACCTTCGCCTCGGCGGCATTGTCGCTGGCGATCCCAACGGACGCCGGTGACAGCATGTCGGCCTGCGGGCTCGGCAGCACCCGCGCCCGCAGCCGCGCCCACCCATCCGAGGTAAGCCGGGACAGGCCGAGGTGCTCGGCCATCGCCATGGCGTAGATCCGTGCATCGAGGAAATGGTTCTCCCGGCGGGCCCGCTTCCAGTCCTCGCGCATGCGGCCGCGCACGATCGACTGATCGAAATACTCGGCCGTCAGCTGCTTGAAGAACTCGGCGTCCAGCCATGCCCCGAAATGGCAATAGCCCGGCGGGTCCATGTCCCCCCCGGCAGCGGTGCCTGACTTATGCAGGTTCGCATACAGCTCGGACTTCAGCCCCCATGTGCCGACCGGCCAGGCCATCGCCGAGCCGTAGCGCTTGCGCTTGCCGCCCTTGGTGACGGACTTCTTGGCGGGCAGGCCGATCGCCGGGACGCCGCGGCCATGAACGCCGCGGATGGCATAGGCCCCGGGATGCTGCCGGCACCATTCCAGCACCTGCGTCGTGCGGCCGCCATCGCCCGCATCCACCGCCATGGCCTCGATCCGGCGCTCCTGGCCGAAGACATCCGTGAACGACCGGGCGCGGAATTCCTCCAGCAGCTTCCAGGCGCCGGCCTTCGGATCGTCGGTCGCGCCTTCCAGGAAGTCGGCATCGATCGTCCAGCTTTGCCGGTCCTCTCCAAAGGCCACCGCCTCGACGACCAGGCCGTTGTGCTGCACGTCGCAGCCGGCCACGAGGATCAGACCTGCTGCCGGGATGATTCCGCGCTGGAGCGACGCCTCGCGGCGCTCCATCAGCCGCTCCCATTCCGGCGCATTGCCGCGCAGCTCGTAGGGCAGCCCGAGCCAGAGGTTGTGGAAGGTCTTGTCGGCGCGCTCGTCCTTCCGGGCGGCGACGGCCTTTGCCGCAAGCATGTCCCACGTCGTCAGCTGCGAGATCAGCGCGTCGACATGGAAGGACGGATAGAGACCGGTGGGGTTGGTCGCGATGAACCGACCGGCCCGCACCAGCGATGCCTTCTCATGGTGCTCGATCACCTGGCCGCAGCAAGGCGCCGCATAGAATGCCTTGTAGGGCGGATGGTCCGCATGCTGCAGATGCTCATAGGTGAGCACGATCTCCTCGGCGCAGCCCGGGCACGCAATATGCCAGAACCGCTGGTCGCCGGCCTTGAACAGCGCGTCGATCCGCGAGGTCTCGGTGAGCGTCGGCGTCGACAGCGCCAGCATCCGCCAGTCGGCGGTCGCGTGGAAGGCGGTGAAACGACCGAGATAGAGGTCGAAGGCATCGCCCTGGCCGTCGAGATCGAACTCCCACTCGTCGACCTCGTCCGCAACGCCGACCTTCAGCGTCTTGGACCGCATATCGGCGGCAGCGCCGGCATTCAGCAGCACCAGTGAGCCGCCGGGGAACCGCTTGGAATGGAGCGTCGACCCCTGGCCGGACCGCGACTGCTGGCCGCGCACCTTGGCCTTCAGCGCCTTCGTGCCCTCGATCGTCGGGCCGAGCTTCTCACGGTTGAACTCGAGCAGATCGTCCGAGCGCGGGACGGCATAGCCAATGCGGCAGGGCGCGCGATCGATGTAGGATCCAACGAGGCCGATGCCCGCCACCGAGATGCCGGTCTGCACCGACTTGCGCACCGCCACCATGTTGTGCGGCGAATCCGGCCCGAGCGCGTCGATGATTTCCGGCACATAGGGTGTCAGCGCCATGTCCCAGCGCGAGCCCGCTCGCGGGCCGTCCGGCACGACCAGGTTCTCTTTCGCCCAGGCCGACGGCGTCATCGGCGCCGATGGCGCGAGAATGCCCGCAAAGATGCCGGCGAACAGCGCGAGGGCGCGCGGATGGCCTGTCATCAGTCAGCTCCCTCGTCGTCTTCGGCGGCCGCGAGCCGCATGTGGTCGGACAGGGTCTCGCGCAGATCGCGCGACGCCCCCTTGAGTGCCTCGCGCAGACCCGCCACCCCTTTGCGTTGGAACGCAGTGGCCAGGTCGTCGGCGCGGGTCGGTAGCTGGTCGATCGCCCGCACCATCATCTCGGCACAGCGCTCCATCGCCCGGCGAGCATCGTCGACCGGGATCAGGTTCCCGACCGCCTTGTTGTATTCCAGCTCTGCCAGCTTGGCCCGGTAGACCTCGGACGCAGTCCGCGCCTTGGTCAGACCGCTGGATGACGATTCCCGCGGCGTCGGCGCGAAGCCGGGCGCGAAGCCGGTGGACTCGTCCCGGTCATTGTCGACACGGCTCCGGTTCTCGCCCAGCGCGAAATCCGCTTCGGCGGGATCGATCATCTTGCGACCCGAGCGCAGCTGGGTCGGGATCTTGCCCGCCGCGATCATCTTGCCGATCGCCTGCTTGGAGACGCCGCGGTGCTTGGCGTACTCCACCTGCGACATCAGACCGTCCGACATGGCATGGACCGTCAGGCCGCCTTGGCGGCGGCCGTGCGCTCGGCGGCGATCGCCGCGAACGTTCGACCGTCACCGTCCAGAACCGCTTCCTTGCCGGTGAACTCCTGCCAGCGCCGCACGATCACGTCGACATAGGCGGGCCACAGCTCCGAACCGTAGCAGGCCCGCCCCTCGGTCTCGGCGGCGATCAGTGTCGTGCCCGAGCCCAGGAACGGGTCGTAGACGACCTGCCCCGGCGAGGAATTGTTGACGATGGGCCGCCGCATGCACTCAACCGGCTTCTGGGTGCCATGGCCGGTGTCGTTCTTCATGTGGTCGATCTGCCAGACGGTGGACTGGCGACGGTCGCCGTTCCAGTGCCCGGTCCGCCCGACCCGAACGACGTAGGCGGCCAGTTCATGATCGAACACCATCCGGGCGTCCTTCTCGGCATCGCCCTCGCGTTCGCGCTCGGCGTAGAACGCCGGCTCATGCTGCCAGTGGTAGTGGCCGCGAGAGAACACCGGGCGCTGCTTCACCCAGATGATCTGGGAGCGGACGCCGAAGCCCGCCGACTTCAGGCTGTCCAGCACCACCGGCGCATGCAGCGCGCCATGCCAGACATAGGCGACATCCCCCGGGAACAGCGCCCAGGCTTCCCGCCAGTCGGCACGGTCATCGTTCTGCACGACGCCGTTCGCCTGACCAGCCGACCCGTAGCCTGCCTCGGTCCGCCACTTCGGGTCGTACTCGACGCCGTAGGGCGGATCCGTCACCATCAGAAGCGGCACGACGCCGTTCAGCAGCCGCGATACCGACGCGGCCGACGTCGAGTCGCCGCAGATCAGGCGGTGCTGCCCCATCTGCCAGAGATCGCCCGCGCGTGAAATCGGCACCGTCGGGACGTCCGGAGTGTCGTCCTCACCGTCGACCGAGCCGCCGCTCTGCAGTCGGCCGAGGATCTTGTCCAGCTCGCCCATCTCGAAGCCGATCAGCGAGAGATCTACGGCGCCCTCGTCCGCGAGCGACTTCATCTCCTCGGCCAGCAACGCCTCGTCCCAGGTCGCGTCTTCGGCGAGCCTGTTGTCGGCAATGATGTACGCCCGGCGCTGCGCATCGGAGAGATGCTCGAGCGGCACCACCGGCACCTCGGTGTAGCCCGCCTGCTTGGCCGCCATGACGCGCCCATGCCCGGCGATCAGGACACCGTTGCCATCGACCAGCACCGGCGCGTTGAAGCCGAACTCGCGCATCGAGGCGGCGATCTTGTCGATCTGCGCCTTGGGATGCTTGCGGGCGTTCTTGGCGTAGGGCACCAGCTGGTCGACCGGGCGCATTTCGATCCGGCTGGCC